TTGGATGATCCAAATGGCAATCCTGGTATAAGAACAGACGTGGTCTTATTTTCGTCCGACAATTTCGGAACAATTTTGATTTTTATTCGCGGCTCTTCGGGCACAGACGGTCTAGGAAGCGCAGGTTTGTTTTTCAACGTTTTACGACTACTTTTGGGCAAATCGTCAAAAATACGGTATTGTATGTTTTTTTTCTCGAAATAATCCACATATTCTTGCCATTTGTTTTGTTCTACCAGGATATTCTTGAGGCCAAGGGGGACGATTTTCCCCTTCGGGTTTTGAGGGTCTTCACCGCATTCCGACGGCTTTCGCAGTACGTATTTACTCCCATCCCATCTATAATATTTGGGCCCCCGCTCCTTTCTTTTTTTCTCCGTTTTATTTCTATTATTTTCTCCCGAATTTTCCATGAAATCAATATATCTATATGATAACTGTAGATATATTATGACGGTATAATATGACGACTTACTATTCCACGATGGATGTTGGTAAGTATACGTATTTTTTCTAAATTATATGGTCTAAAACACGCAATACACTCTTCATATGATTTCCACTCAATCTTACTCACTTCAGACGTCTGGTAATTCCCCATTTCCAGCGTTGTTTCATAATCCATATACATCAAAAAATACTTGTGTTTGTATGATTTGTAGTTGGAACCCAGAAAGATTTCTTCAAACGGCAACACATTTTGTATGTAGGTGAGTGCGTTGGAATTATAACCCGTCTCCTCGGTGAATTCACGCAGTGCGCAGTCAAAATCATTCTCCTGGTTGTTTCTTCGACCCTTGGGAAACCCCCATTCCGGTTCTTCCCACATGTCATATTGCTCACTTTCTTTGATCAACTCGCGCAGGGTGTATTCGCGGTTTGATACACAATCCATACTACCGTCGGTTTCGTTCCGCATCGCACATTCGTGTGCCAATTCAAGGGTTTCCCGAGAAATTCCGTTGATAAGCATGGTGTATTTCTCCCGGGAAATAACCTCTTCCGACTTGTACTGATTACTGTATTTTGAGTTACCCCAGATATCTTTCCACAATTGATTGAAATCGTGAGTACATAATCGCTCCTTCTCGTCCCGCGTCATCTGCTTCAACATATTCATAATATAATCCTTGTTGTAAACCGAATATTTACCCCTCATAAAATCAATGTAACCGAGGGTGTCTTTTCTCCGGATCAACAAATATTCGATTCTTGGTTCTTCGTGTGAATTTCTTCGTATACGAAACGCGATAATTCCTATACTGGTGATTGGCATTTTACATTGATGAAACAGATGTCCGGGTCTCCCACAATTATTACAGTTGTTTGTGGTTAAATACTTGATTCTGTGGTTGGAAAATCCGTCTTTCGGCGAATAATTCTTACACGATTGGGTTTGGGATTTGTCGTGGTCATCATATTTTCTATAATTATTTCTTACGGTTTTTCTAGCATACATGATTTATGCGAATTTACTGCTATATTATATTCATTACCATTTATATAGATTTCATTTTAAAACATGTCATCGTTTTCAAGTGAGGTATGGGGGCCCCACTACTGGTTTTTTCTACACACGATTGCTCATGCTTATCCGGAAACCCCCAACAATGTAACAAAACGGAAATATTACGATTTTATTCACAATCTACCCCTGTTTATTCCCGTACCTGAAATGGGCGACAAATTTAGTCAATTGTTAGACAAGTATCCAGTCTCGCCTTACCTGGATACCCGTGATTCATTCATTCGCTGGGTACATTTCATCCATAATAAATACAACCTGTTATTGGGAAAGGAAGAAATCACGTTGTACGAAGGAATCGACCAATATTTTAAGCAATATAAACCGAAATTTGTACAAATACACGATACAATACACAGTAGAAAGCACTATATTTATGCGGGAATCATTGTGTGTTTATTGCTTCTCATTTATGTTTTCTACAGATAGTATATCTTATGAGAATTGAATTGGTGATTCTGCTGATCACCGGGCTGGTTATTGCCAACATGTATACCGAAGGAAAATATTTGAAACTCGCACTCTCTTGGAAAAAATATTACAAAATGGCGGGGGTGGCGTTTATCGGACTGGCCCTCTGTTGGCTGTTCAGGAAAAACCCGGAACATGCCCGCACCATTTTGAATAATTCCAACGAATACATCAAATATTTACCTGTGGATAAAAATGTCACTGGCATCATGGCGCCTCTTCTCAATTTTTCGGCAAATTCGCCATATGGGGACGGCGGACGTACCGTCCGGGGTGGTACTGCCGATATCCAGCCCCAATACAAGAATCGCCTGTTTGAATCGGGCAAAGCCACCGGACAAAAAGCGACAAAACGCTCGGTGAGTGAGACGAAGAAAAAATTTGTCGCGGCTCGCCAAAATTGGCACTGCGGGGATTGTAAAAATCAATTGTCGGCGTGGTTTGAGGTCGACCACACCGTTCGTTTAGAAAACGGTGGAAGCAACCACATTGATAATTTAGTTGCTTTGTGCCGCGAATGTCACGGGAAAAAGACGGCCATTGAAAATTTGTAACCCCGGGTTCCCGTATGTTCCCGTAAAATATTATTGTATTGTATAGTAAAATAATATTGTAATATTCAAGGTTATACATGTCAGATACCAAAGAAGAAACAGTTTATCAGACATTTGCCCGAGAATTCAACGAAAATATTATCCAAAACACAAAGAGTAAGATTGTGAATGCTCTCAAAACACCCGACCTCACGCCTTGTTTAATAATATTAATTGTCATCTCGATAATTCTAATCACCTTTATTTTTTTCATTTACGAATTAGCTACAAAGTTAAAAACCCTCAAAATTAATAATATCATGGACTTGTTTACTTCCGCGGATTTATTATCAGGAGCGAATTCACAAGACATTGACGATTTTAAAAAAGACTGTAAATATGTTTTTCTGGTCGTATTTATGCTCTTTTTTGCTCTGCTATGTATCATTTTAATCAATAATAAACGTAACCGTAAGACGATTATGGCGGGAATGGTTGTAACGATTGGACTGCTGTTTGTAGTAATGTTTTATTACAACAACACTTCTTCGGCTTCCAGTAAAGCCTACACGTCCATCATGAATAAAGTATTTATCATTATAACCTTCCTAATTGCCGTCGTGGCACTTGCTCTATCTTACAAATTATTTGCCAACCGTTTACGGAATCAGCCCGGTATGATAGGGTTTGTTTTAGATCTGGTATTCCTGATTCCGTGCTTATTTAGTGATTTTGTAGATTTCTTTTTGAAGCAGTACAACATGACATCCAATACCGTGTTTGTTTTATTTATCATTGAAATATTATTGATCATCGGTTACTTGACGATTCCCAACATAATCAATGCGAGAGTAACCGCGAATTCGGTACCTTTATTGGCGAATTCCGCGTTTTTAATGGCACCTCAAACTTTAACTACCGAAATGTTGCCTATTATCAAAATTACGAACCTGACTTCAAATGAGACGACGACCACCAGTAACACAAATTACACTCTTTCCATGTGGGTGTATTTAAATCAACAGTTACACAATTCCGGTACATTTACCAACAATATATTTAGTTATGGTTCGGACAACTATGGCGTCAAACCTCAAATATCGTATTCGAATTCGTCCAACAATCAGACATTGAAGGACATTTACCAGATAACATTTTCGGGGTTTTCTGATCCGGATCGGAATCCACATGGCCAGTCCAACAGTTTATTGTTGGAATTACCCGGTCAAAAATGGAACAATCTGGTGTTTAATTACAGTGGTTCCGACGTACAATTATACATCAACGGAAATCTGGTCCGCATATTTAAATTCGGTCCAGATCATCCGAATCCCAAGTATGATTCCTCCGACACCATAAATATAGGAGATATAAATGGCTTGGACGGAGCTATTTGTAATATTACGTACTACAACGACCCCTTGTCCGATTCCCAAATACGCATGTTGTATAAAATGCTTTCTGCGCATAATCCGCCAGTTCTCAGTTCCGTCACATCTCCATCGTGGACCCCGTCATCGTTGTCTGTGTAATGATTTGCGTAAGTTATACGGTACGCCCCTGAAAAAATATCGAGCAATAGTATAATAGAATTATAATAATGGGAAGATCATCAAAAGTTACCGGAGGTATGAGTGGGACCGGAATTCTAATTACGATTGTATCCGTAATTGCGATTTTTGTGGTTGTTTACTACATATACGTCTACTTCTTTACTGGAGTGAATACCTTGGCAAGTGGGTCGCTCAACTTGAACTCACAGCCTCCTCCGCCACCTATTTTGGCGAATACGTTGACTAACCCGGAATCGACGAAATACGCGTACGGACTTTGGGTTTATGTGAACACCTGGGATACGACCAAGACAAAGGTAATTTTTAGCAGATATAGCGACATTATTTTATATTTAGATAAAACTACGGGAGTGCTTAATTGCGCGGTTGGCGCCGCGGGAACGCCTTTCTATACACCGGCACCCAACCCGGATACCACCTTGAACCCCGATTTCTTGTCCAGTGATTTCAAACAAAAAACGGGGAACCACATTTTTGTCACCAACAATTTCCCCCTTCAAACGTGGGTATACATTGTGGTGAATGTGAATAATACCTTGGTGGATATCTACTTGAACGGTAAAATGGTGAAAAACGTACAGATTAATCAAGTCAGTCCGGATAAAGTATCCAATATCTTCTACGGAAACGGTTATGATGCCGTTGTCAATAAATTTATACGGTGGTCAACCCCCGTAGACCCCAACACCGTGTGGAGTTACTACACGAGTGGTAACGGTTCCAATGGTATTTCCGGAGCGTTGGGCGGTGCTTATAGTGCGCAAGTTACGGTTTCTAAGAACAATGCGGTTACAAGCCAATTCAAATTATTTTAGGACACCATCCTTATATAGCAGCTTTGGTATAGCATTTTATTATACTATAATAAAATGCCATAATAATATATTAGTATAATATAATCATAATATGAGTGAAAATAATATTTCACAGCAAATTTCTAATAATGTAAGTGAATTAGGCAAAAATATCAATGAAGGAACCAAAGCAGTCGCCGAAGGATTTAGCAACGTACGTGATAGTGTGAATTCAACCGTACAAGACTTTTCCGAAGATGTTTCCGAAAACGCCTCCGGGGCCTTTTCCGCTTCCAACGGTATCATTGCCAAATTCGTATTTTTAATTTTAGTGTTGATTGTATTTTTAATCTTGATGAAGGCCGGTAGTGTATTGATTTCATATATGTTACAACCTTCTTCTAATCCATACTTGATATCCAATATGATCGCAGGTAACGATAATCGTGTTATTTCGCAAGATCCCACCAAAGCCGGTTCCGTACAAATCGTTCGCTCTAACAACCAATCCACTGGTATGGAATTCACTTGGTCAACCTGGTTATTTATAGATTCGATTAATGATGACAGATATTACCATGTTTTCACCAAGGGTGGTAATAATAAATTTGATAATAATGGTATCATGTTAGTAAACAACGGTCCGGGGGTGTACATCAAAGGTTTTACTGACGCGAATAAGAATAGTACCTGTAAACTACATGTGGTCATGAATACTGCCACAGCTACGCCCACGAGTGATATTACGACCATTTCTGAGACCGTGGATGTGAATAATATTCCCATGAAGAGTTGGGTCAATATCATCATTCGTTTACAGAACAAGATCATGGACGTCTACATCAACGGCGTTATCGCGAAACGCACGGCATTCAACAATGTCCCTATACAAAATTACGACGACGTATATGTCTGCCATAATAATGGTTTCAGCGGTAAACTATCGAGTTTAAGATACTTTAATCACGCCCTTAATGTGTTTGAAATCAACAATGTTGTTTCCAGAGGGCCAAATGTGACATTCAACACGGGTTCCAATTACGTACAAAACTACTTGTCCAGTATGTGGTATACTAGCGCATAAATTTCCTCCGCTACGAGAAAATAATCCAAAGATATGTATCTACAGGATATATAGATACATGTCAACTAATGACCAAAATAATATATGTGCCGTTGTTGCGCAAAGACAGCGGTTTCTATCTTTACTCCCTCCCCCGCCCAGGTACACACCTCAATCATTTTATCCGCAATTTACGAAACAACAACTGGATATGCGCAGAAAAGCCGAAATATTACAGTATACCAAAAATACTACCCAGGTATCGAAATTAACCAAGAGTCAGCGTTTTTCACAATTGGTCAATGCGACCAACAAGTCGTCCATCATTTGTCAGAAAAATTACAATGTGCTCACCCCGTCTTCGTCGTGCGATGTACCCGGTCCGCTCGTTTATCTCAAATATGATCCCACTGTGCCGCTGTATAACTATGCCACAAACCAAGACGCTTATGCGGACTTTACCAAAACGCCGCCGCCCACCTTGTGGGTCCCCCATTTTACCACCGGGTCGCTCGTTGCCGTAAACAAGGTGGAAACGTTGTTGTTCACCCTTACCGTACAGGACGTGGAACAGCCCCAATATGTCTTCAATTTAAATGTACCGATTGGTATGTACTTTTCTGGGATGGGTACGGGTGTTCCGGCCACGGGTAATATTACGATTTCACGTGCGACACTGAATGTCTATTTTTACGGTTCCACGACAACAACACCTTATTATACGCGTACTTACGATTCCACGATTATAGGTACGGCGCACCCACCCCTCATGGATATCTCCTGTTCATTTGTTACACAGAATAATATTGCGCCTTTCAGCGGTAGTCAGTACATGGGTAACTTGTACTTTCCCGGGATTACGCTGAGTACCGAATATGGATTTGTCTACGATTTCAAGCTTACTTTTACGGTAAATAACAATACTACTGCCACGAACCAAAGCCGTTTGGCCAATTTTTCTTATGGTTCCTACATGAATTTCCCCGCGTATGACACTTCGGGAAACAATTGTACGGTTACGCCGCAGAATCCGTCGGTATTTGGCAATTATTTGCCGTTTAACTTCGCGACTTCAACACATTGATTTTCTGGCAGTCTGGCTTTTCACATAATACTGGATAACATCGTTTTTCCATTCAATGTTATCGGGTATTTGTTCCAAATCAAACACCAATTCGTCGATATTATTCAAGGCCCAAAAACAAATTCCTTCTAATCCCAACCACAAATCCAATGCCTGGTCCACTTCTGTGTTGTTTTTATGTAGAATCACCCTGTCCAATAAAAAATGGGGAAAATGGACATACACCGGATGAATGACCGGCGGAATAAAAACCCGATTTGTGAATAATTCCGGACTGTATTTTTTAATCAAATAAATGAAGTGATTTACATATACCATGGTGATATTGTAGATCTTTTTGATTTCATCATAAGAGACACCCGGTTTGTCCTCACCATTCAAATATTGTTTAATAGTGGTAAAATTGTTGAGGATGGTTTTGTTCACGATATAATGGTTTGCGGTATTCCCCGACGGCACAACCAGAAAATCGTCTAGTTTCGCGTGTAATTTTTCTTTTTTATCACACCACGTTGCGTATTTCTCCAAGAGGGCTGTACGAGACGTGTTATCCCGTTCGGCACGCTCCGTGGACCGGATTCTGCTCGGCCTTCCGTTCAATCGCGACACGGAAAAATGTTTCAGCTCCGGTGATAACATGGTGTTGTACAAAAAATGGCGCATCTTCTCCTCGTTTTGAATGTTTTCTTTTGCGGACAATTCCGTTTGCAACGCCCGGTACTGGTAATCGGGCAACATCGGTGACAAATAACTACCCCCTCTTACATTATCCACACCATAACTCATCATGTATTTTTTCACCGTCTTGTCAATTTCGAGAACATCGGTTACCCAAGTCGTTTCGACAATTTGTGCGGGCCGGTAAATTCTTGGAAATTCGAATAAATTTTCAATCTCCATCTTGATCACTTCATCGACGTGTTGGTCTACGCTTTCTCCGTAATCAAACATGGTGTTGTCGAAATACTCGGCCGTGTCGGTAGAATACACAAAATACTTGTTTTGTTCCAGTAATATCACGTATATCGTTTTACTCATAAAATGATATACTTACAACTATTTACCGCTTTATGTTATTATTGTTGGTATAATATTTGGGGGAATAAAACCCCGTATTGGGTGTAATAGCCGGTTTTAACCGGGGGAGTATTCGTGGTCAAGGTCGGATTCAAGCACATTTGTTGTGTGGGGAACACCTGTCCCGACATACATTTGTTCGCATCGTCCACTTCAACGCAACCCTTGCGTTTCTCATATTCTCCCGCCAAACACCATTGTGATTTGCTGCTAGATATCGGTTTTTGTACGGGATTGGCGGCAGTATCCGCTTCTGGACTCGGGGGCGGTTTAATTGGTGAGGGTGTAGCCAGGCGGACGGGCGCGGGTACGGGAGCAACTATGTGGGCCGGTGCGGGGGATGGCATATGGACGGGTGCGGGTGCGGGAGTGGACACTTTATCGTGTATGACCACCGCGGGTGCGGGGGTAGGAACGTAAATTATGGTGGGTTGGGGTTTCGGTTGCGGGGTCGGGTGCATACTCAACGCATTTCCAATCGCATCCAATACCACTGCCGGATACGTTTTCGCCGCCGGGGGTAATTTCGGTATATCTTGTTTGTCCACCGCTCCCAACAATAAATTACCTACATCATGCGCCGTACCATCCGCAACCTCTATTCCGAAATGGGAGACGTTGGCGGCTAAATCGGACGTGGTATTGATAATATTTCCCGACGCATACCCAAAAAGGGAAAACAGTGGTTGTAAAAAATATACAATATATTGAATAATCACTCCCAACACCAGGAAAATATTTATTCCTAAAACCGAGAGAACCAATATTACGATCAATAATAATATGAGGAAATCTTTGTACTCATAGGACATGGAATTATTTGATGAAATATTTGTTGTTGTTCCACTATCCATATTAGGTTATATAATAGTAAAATATTTCTTTCTTACATGCCGAATATGAGAACCTTGTGCCCATATTCGTTTATTACAAACCTTTTTAATATCTGTGAATTGTAATAAACTACTATGCCTGCCTTTAATTTCATGGAGACATTTTTCTTTCTGAGTTTAGGAATTACGTTTGTTTTATTGCTCTTGCTGGTTTACCACTTCAAGCAACGCATCGCCAAAACGGAGGAGAAGGTCGACACCTTGTTTGATATTATTCAGAGTTTAGCCAAGGAAACCTCCGATTTGCGGTCACATGTTACGGTTTTAATGCACCGACAGCCCGTATTTGCTGGAAATCCGATGTTCTCCCCGTTCCACATGATGGATCATGAGATGGATGACAACGAGGAAAACGTGAATATTCAGATTCAAGAGTTGGATTTAGGCGAAGAGAATGGTGTTAACAACTTGGGGGACATTATGGATATTACAGACGATATTGAGGATGAGGATGACGAGGATGAGGATGAGGATGACGAGGATGATGACGAGGATGATGACGAGGATGAGGATGAGGACGATGAGGATGAGGATGAAGACAAGGATGAGGATGTAGCTGAACCGCCGTTTGTTAAAATTAAAATAGAAGACGACGATGTACCGGATAACAATCAAACCGATCATGTCGAGGACCTTCATTTGGATCAGGATCAAGACGCGCTTCTGGAGGTAGCGCGAACAGAACTGGAGGGCGATGGTAACACGTCCGTCATCGAAGAGCGTACGTCTGAGGAAATGGATTCTTACAAAAAAATGAACCTGAACGTCCTGAAACAATTGGTAGTATCCAAGGGTTTAGTAAAAGACGCTTCCAAGTTGAAGAAGAATGATATTCTCAAGCTTTTATCCTGAAGATAAAAACCAGTTAGACCCTTTCCTACGGGCAAATGAATTAAAACGCACCCAAAAGGTGCGGATGTAAATCTTCATCAGTGTAAAATATTACATAATTATATAAGTAAAGCCAATGTCCTTTGTCATTGAACCGTCAGTTTCCACGTATCGTCCCAATAAAACCGTCGACAGTTCTCTCTTACCCCCCAATTATTTAACCTACGAGAATGAGTCCGCCGCATTTTTCAAAACCGTTGCTCCGTGGTATCAACCCGGGGGAGAAGAAAATCAGGCGCTCCTACACACGTACGGTATTACCACAAACCAACAATACCGTAAATACATGACTTCTCACGGTGAGAGTGTTCAAAAATTCAATACCCAGGCGTTTCAATCCACCACGAAATAATCATTCAAGGCGTAAGGACATAATAAATATGTTGTTAACTACAATATATTTGTCGGTAAATACCCAATGTTATCTGGTTCTCCACGGAAAGTGGTCAGTTTTGATGTAGGGATCAAAAACATGGCCTACTGTGTTTTCATCGAAAAGGATAACAATTACGAAATTTTGGACTGGAACGTGGTCGATTTGATTGGGGCGCCCCCACCCATAAATAAAACGTGCGGGGTCGTGTTGAAAAACAAAAATACGTGTGGTAAAAAGGCCAAGTTTACGTCACCAGACCAGTGCTTTTGCGACAAGCATGCCAAAGAAAATACGCTGTTTTTGCTGCCAACCCGCGAACGTTCTCCGAAATACATCAAAAAATTAAAATTGGGCGAATTACACACCGTCATTGTCAAGGACGCCATTCCCGAAATATCCTTGTCGGACAAACGCGCCATCCTCATTGACAAAATAGTCGCTTACTACGCCACCCGGTGTCTGGTCCCCCTGAACTATACCACAAAACGCGCAGATGACTGTAGTATCATTACCATCGGTCAGAACATCAAAGAGAAGTTTAACGCTATACCGGCCATGGACGATGTCACACATGTTCTCATCGAGAACCAAATATCCACGATTGCTTCGCGCATGTCCATCATTCAGGGATTACTGGCCCAATACTTTATCATGAAACAGGACCGTGATTTTGTGTTGGAATTCATTTCTTCTAAGAACAAACTGAAGAATTTCGACGGGAAAACCCTCCCTACCAAGACCACCACGGCCTCGCAAAAGTACCGGCAGCACAAGACCGATTCCATCCTATACGCCAGGCAATTGTTGGAAACATACACCGGATTTCGGTCCTGGTTACCGGTTCTCGATACTCCCAAAAAGGATGATCTAGCCGATTGTTTTCTTCAAGGAATGTGGTATCTACAAAAGGAAAAGGACGGATAAATATTGTTGTCGCGGAGAACTTAAAAATAAAAACTGTAGTACTATAATAATATTATGGAAACTATCGACTTGAACTTAGATAATTTGGAGCCAATCAACATTGATTTCGGGGAGCCGTCTTCCTCCCAACGAACGGTCAATTTCGGGTCCGGTATTGAATTGTTGATCAACGACAAAAACCGCAGTTCCAATCATGCTACGACGATCAACATGAAGGATTTAGACAATTTGGAGAACGAGCTGAATAACTTGTCGGATGGAGTGGACAGCGCGGCCGCCGCCGCCGGAAAAAGTGGTGGTGGCGGTAGCAGTGGTACAGGCGAAAGCAAAGTCTTTGGTGGGTTTTCCAATTTCTTTGGCGGGTTTGGCGGCGCAAAGAAGGACGAATCCGTGAAAATTATTACGGAAGACGATGTCACCGATTCGCGGGTAGGGCAGGCGACGGCGGATTCCATGAGTGGCAACACCAAAACGTGGGACGGTTACAGCAAGGTGAGCGACGTTCCGCCGCGAACGACTTCCTCCTCGTCGGCGCATTTGTCTGAGCGCGAGAAGCGCAGAAAAAAACGCACCATGATCCGCCATTTGGAAGAATGGTACGAAAAGGGGATCATCAAAACGTCGTCGCGCTTCACTATGGATTCGAATTACGATGAAGTGGAGGACGAATACGAGGGCGCGTTGGAAGACAAACGCAAGCGCGACGCCGTGAAACTACAGCAAAATTGGATGATTACTGCCATCAACACCATCGAGTACGGCAATTCCATGTTCAACCCCTTTGATATCAATTTGGATGGGTGGGGCGAATCGGTCAGTGAGGACATTGACAGTTACAGCGATATTTTTGAGCAACTCCACGAGAAGTACAAGGGGGGTAAGATGAGCCCTGAATTGGCACTGCTCTTGAAGTTGGGGTTCAGTGCGAGTGTCATTCATTTCAGCAACAAGGCTCTCTCCAATGCCGCGCCGGGTGTGAGTGAAATCATGCGTCAGAGTCCCGAGCTCATGCGTATGTTTACCAATGCGACGGTGGATTCCATGAAACAGCAGGCGCCGGGCATGTCATTTGCGAGTGAGCTGTTGAATAACAACCGCCCTGGGCCCATGACGGGGGCGCCCCCGGCACCGGTCGAGACACGTAACCAGTCGGCACCTCCTGCTAGCGCGCGGCCGGGCATGCAGTTCACCGCCCAAGACGGTGCGCCTTACAGTAACCGTCCCGACATTGCCATGGGACGCGGCGCCATGTTCCGCGAGGGAGGAGTAGAAATGAACAGCGGTTACCAGAACGTGAATGCGCCGTCGCAGACTACCATGCCCCCGCCACAACCGTCCCAGCCGTCGGCGACCCAGCAACAAATGGCCAGTCAACCGCGTCCCGAAATGTCGGGGCCCAAGATGACGGACATTGACAACATTTTGTCGGGGTTGAAAACGAAAACGGTGGATATTCACCAGGAACCTACCCAGGAATTCAACGAGAACGATTCCATGATTAGCATTTCGAGCCTGAAAGATTTACAAAATTCTACCATGCCCAAGCGGACGAATCGCCGCAAGCCCCGGTCGGATCGCAACGTCATTTCCTTGGACATTTAATGTGCCGATCATGGACATTTAATGTGATGCGACAAAAAAGAAACTCTGCTTAGTTTACTACATTTACACCGAAAATCCACAAAATTACCTTGACTAACAGGAGGGTAATTACCAAATTCAAAACAACATGTGCGGTGTTTTGAATATATCTTAGAATACGCCGGGGACCAATCGCATACAAACTACTGAGACACCACCACATAGACAATAAAGACAGAATTTTGGGCACATCTTTGGCGATTTTTTTATGCGCATGTTCCATATCTAACAACGCCGAATCCTTCAACCAATTTTGGACTTCAGGAACACTGGCATTGTCTCGTAATTCCCACATGGTGTTGGTTGCCCTACTTTTATAATTTACACGCACAAAATCAATTTTTCAAGTACGATTGGTAATTATGCCAGAAATCGTGTAACATTATACTCCTTCCACAATTCCAAATGACGTGTGCGTACTATGTCCACCATCTCTTCGGGCTTCAGCACATGATTTTTCTTCAACAGTTGCGAACATTCCACAATGAAATCCTTGGATTTCACCAAAATCTCCAGGGCGGCATCGTTGGCCTTGACCAACAAATAATTGACTTCTTGATCAATCAAAAACTTGGACTGATCGCTCAAGTCGGGGTAAATGTTTTGTTTCCCCATACCGTACTGTATAATCATATTTTGCGCCAACTTGTACGCTTCGTCCAAGTCCTTACGGGCGCCCGTAGTAACCGAATATCCGAAAAACAACTCCTCTGCGATACGTCCGCCCAACAGCACCATCAGATGGGAAAACAATCCCTCTTTGGTGTAAATATTGATGTTTTCGTCGTTACTCTCGAAAATAGTGTACCCCGGAGTTTTGGGCGACCACAAATTCAACGCAATCTTGGTCAAACGGGGATGGGCTTCGGAAAAAAATCCGACCACAGCGTGTCCCATCTCGTGAATCACAATGCGCTGAATAATGTCGTCCGTGTATTTGGATTCGGTGGATTGCCACCCTGCCAAAATACGGTTGGCAATATACTCCAGATCGTCCATGGTAATCATTTCACGGTTTTCGCGCAAAGCACACAACATGGCCTCATTCAACAAATTCTCGATTTGCGCTCCCGAAAACCCCCCGGTCATCTCCACCAACGAATCCAGCGAAACGTGCCGAGAAATGGGTTTTCCGTTCAAATGAATGTGGATGATGGCCCGGCGGGTTTCAGTGTCTGGATTACCAATGAAAATATTTTTGTCCATGCGACCCGGTCGCACGAGTGCCGCGTCCAAGAGATCCATACGGTTAGTCGCACCAATCACAAAGATACCGTTGGAATGCTTGAACCCGTCCAGATTGATCAACAGCTGGTTCAGTGTCTGATCCTTCTCTGAATTGGAACTCACCATGTCGTTACCACGTTTGCGGGCCAACGCATCAATCTCGTCGATGAAAATAATACACGGCTTGTTTTCTTCGGCCAGTTTGAACAACTCGCGCACACGCGCGGCGCCTACCCCCACATATTTCTCGGAAAATTCGCTACCCGATACCGGAATAAACGACACATTGAGTTCCCCGCTGAACCCTTTGGCCATCAGGGTTTTACCGTTGCCGGGAGGACCCTCGAAAATGATGCCTTTGGGGGTACGCACATTGTACTTGCGGTACTTTTCGTAATTCATGAGAATATCGGCCGTTTGAAGGAGCTCCTTTTTAATTTTATCGTACCCGCCTACATCATCAAACGTGTACGACGATTGCTTGATGATTTGGAAATTGCCGTCTCCGCCGAATTCATCGGCGTCTTTCCGACCCATTCCTTGAGGTGCCCCGTTCCCCCGTGAGGGTATGCTGAACATGCGGGGGTTTTTGTAGCGAAACACGCCCATTTGATCAATAAATCCGAATTCCGACTGTTTATTCTCGTGGTGTCCTTCGGATTCTTCGTTGCGCTCCATGCGGTCCAACGTATCCAGTTGACGTTTGAACTCCTCAAACACCTCCATATCAATGTCTAGGTTTCCGGTACCCTTTTCCGCCCGTGCCGCATCCGGTTGTGACTCCTTTGCCTCTTTGAGGCCCCATCCCTGTACATCTATGGCGTCCTTGAGCGTCTGATCTTCATACTGCCGCATAAATTCATTATTAATATTTTCCAAGAGCTCCGTCACATTCATAAAGGGGCGATTCGTGTATTTGTTTTTGTAGGGCGAATATCTGCTGTTTTTCAGGTAAAACAGTTTCTCCAATTTTTCCAGATTATTTTTGTCTAAATGACTGTAATCTTTCTTCGGAAAACTGGGAATTTTACCCGTAAATGCGTCATTCATTGCCAACCCACACAACCACAATAAAATCGCCGCGATCATGCTAAATTATGTATGTAAACACACATTACGTTCTATATGATTTTGTTAAAATAACAAAATTATATTGGATTTATATTGGATTTACATTTCGGGTTTCTCCAATAACTCGGCCTCCGGTGATTCCATCCCAGTGACGGCATCACCTCCGCGTCTCTTGCGCATGGATTTGCGCTTCGTCTTGCGCATGGTCTTGCGTTTACCCATTTTCTTGGCAGATGCCGTGCCGCGGTTCTTCCACGCGGCCGCGGCCTTCTTCATCGCGTCGCCCAACTTCGCATTCTTCATGGTTTTCTTCATTTCCACGTAATGCTTCTTCACAAAATCCGTCCACTTGCTCATTATATATTATACGCACATTTTTTGGTGTGTTCGAGGATGAGGGGGGGGGGGGGGGTGGAGAGCCCAAGGTTTATTTCATGGCGGTTCTGTACATTTCCAGCGATTTTTCGCGTTGTTCTCCAAATACTACAATGGGTTTGGGGTAATCTATCTTGGGGTATGTTTTATGGGAACTATCCCATTGATGAACGTCGGCGATATTTACCGAGTGTAGTTCGGGTACCCATTTCCGTATAAACGCGCCGTCTGGATCGTGGGTTTTTGACTGAATCCAGGGATTAAATGTTCTAAAATAGGGCATCGAGTCCACCCCGGTTCCCGCGATCCACTGCCAGTTTCCGTTGTTGGACGCCACATCATAATCCACCAGTTTTTTTGCGAAATACATTTCTCCCCAGCGCCAGTCGATGAGCAGCGTTTTCACTAAAAAACAGGACACGATGAGTCGTCCCCGGTTATGCATCCATCCCGTCGTATTCAGTTGTCGCATACAGGCATCTACGACGGGGAACCCCGTTTCGCCGCGGCACCATTTTTCGAAATATACCCGGTTCTTACTCCACCGAATACCTTTGGGATTGTTTTTACGGTAATTGACCCCTTCGGGATAAGCATAGAGCGCATGGGCGTAAAAATCACGCCAAATAAGCTGCCGCAGTATTTCACTGCGTTTTCCAAAGTGCCTGACAAAAAAACTGTACACCTCCCGAACAGAAATACAGCCGAATTTCAAATAGGCGGACAGTAAACTCGTTTCTTTGCGCAACTCGTTGCGGGTATTTTCATAGTGTTTTTGGGTGGTTTTCGTCGTATTCAGCTGTTTTATACCCGCGGTTCTCCCCCCGTGAACCAGGGGTTCTCCGATTTCCACGTTATTCAGAAAACGGTGGCGGGCTTCTGGTAACATAATGCCATGGGCCACGTTACGCGGTAATCCCAGGAAATGGACCGTAGGCATTTTCCGGGGAGGTTTTACGTCCATCTGGAGAACCTGTTGATAAAAGGGGGTGAATTTATGGTAGGCATTCCCGCTGCCGTTCACGACGTCGCCGGGAGTATACAAATAGTAATCCTCGTACATCTGGCACGCCACGTTGTTTTTATGACACAGGTTCTCCAATTCTTGGTCGCGCTGGATCGCATAAGGCGTGTAATCCCGGTTAAACAACACGCATTGAATGTCCACTTTTTTTATTATTTCTTGGAGAACCTGGCCGTTTTTACCGTAAAAAAGGGCCAATTTACCCCCCCGTTTTTCCAGGTTCTCCGCCAGCTCTTTCAAACTCTCCATCATAAACTGGATCGCAGGCAGCGATTTGTAGGGGTTGTGGGAACCCACCTGCTCGGGGGTGAATATGAAGCATGTAAAGACGTTTTTACACTGACGGGCGGCCTCGATCAACCCCACGTTATCTTCTAGGCGCAAATCGCGGCGGAATATGAACAGGCCATTCTCATACTGTTTCATTCCAATGCCTGTTAGCACCCTATACACATTCTGTAGGATTTTTATTCGCAGAACCTCCTGTCAATGACCGGGGCAGTTTCCTCAAAAATGTATGGGGGTGTAATTGACCACATTGGTAACAATCCACGTTCCTAAAATGGTCCACATGGATTCAATGTTCGTGGAAAACTGCTGTATGGACCACCGCAGCGCCCGGCAGTGGGGGGTCGTGACAATGAACGGGGATACAAAAAATCCGTACCATCCTGCCGGGGTACAATACCAGGCGTAAGCATGCGCACTGTAATAATGAAGTATTACAATGGTTACATAAATGCCCACCAAAGGCAGCGAATAATACAGTAATTTCAGGGGTTCTATTCCACGAATATCCATGGAAATAAATACAATTATTTATTTAATTGTGTTTTTGAGGTATTTTACAATATTCTATTTCTAAGTTTCATGAAAAATTCCGAAAAAAAGTATTTTGAAATTTTTGAAATTGGACATTTTTAAAATGTCCATTTTTGAAAAAAGCTGGGGGACTTTTATTTTTCACTTTTTTGGGGTTTTTGAAAATGAGTTTGTGAGCATAATGGTAAGAATACCAAAAAAATAATTCTCAAACATGCTGTGAAGAAATTGGTACGCAACCATTCTTAAAAAGCGCCAAATTAGCGTTTTTTCTCCACGTTTAGAGAAAAAAAAGCCCGTTTGGCGTAGCATAAATTGTTTTCCAGGTGTTCCGAAAAATCTTTATTAGCATATTTGGTGCGTCCGTGGAACAACCATATACATGTAAAAGTGGAGAAAAAGCGCCAAAAAATGGAGAAAAAGCGCCAAATTTGACCTGGCCGCCATAAAATGTCCAAAAATGGTTGGCGGGGTCTGTAAAAAGAATTCGAACGTACATATTCTTAAAAAGGGGGAACGGAGAGAGAACGACGCTTTTTATATGTTTATTCTCTATATTAGAGAAAAGGCGCCAATATTTAGAGAAAAAAATGGAAAAAAGCGTCAGCACAAAATCCAATAAATCATATACATGTATTTACTGTGAGCATTCATGGTCACGCAACCGAGATTTTGAAAGGCACTTAAATACCGTCAAACACGAGAAAAAGCGCCAAGAAGCGGAGAAAAAGCGCCAAATGGAGTTACAAGAGAATGCTATCCAAGCGGCGAACCATTCCAAGGTAAATAACCCAGCCCAGGAGAAAACCATGAAGACCCTTTTTTGCTGTGAATCCTGTAAATTCACGACCGAGGATAAGAAGGAATCCCTGTTACATTTGAAGTCGGGAGAACATATCAAAATAAGTACAGTATCCGAAATTACGATCAAATATGTGTGTAGTAAATGCGACAAATGCTATGATAACTACAAGAGCTGTTGGGGACATTCCCGCAGGTGTAAACTACCCGAACCTGTCCTTCAAGAAGAACACGAAGAACCCGGTCCGACCATCAACACGAATTCGAACATTGATATTGAGGCCATCAAAAAAGAGGTTTATGAGAACGTGGTAATAAAAATGCTGGAGAACAACACCAATATCATGGAAAAGGTGGTGGAAAAGGTCACCGAAAGTGCGGGACAAATGCTGGAAATCGCAAATACCATGAAAGACAGCGTAGATCTGGTCGCACACCAACCACCGCAAACCAATTTGGTCGCCAATATTCAAAACAATATCCAAACAAATATACAAAACACGGACAACAGCATCACCCACAATCACTGTACCGTCAATGTGTTTCTCAACGAGAAATGTAAAGACGCCATGAATATTTTCGATTTCATCAGCAACATGAACATCACCTTTGATCACCTGTATCACCAGGCCGACAACGGGTTCCAAAAAGGACTCACGAAGATTCTGTTGGACAATCTGAAACTCCTGAGCATTTATAACCGCCCCATTCATTTTACCGACCTCAAAAGGGAAATCATGTATATCAAAGACAACGACGAGTGGACCAAGCACGAGGACAAGGAAAAACTCGTGGAAGCCCTGGAATGGACAGCGAAACAAGGCATCAACTGTTTTGTCGATTGGCGGGAAGCGACCGCGGCCGAAAACGAAGACCTGGATAGCCCCACGGGGCAGATGTGGATGAAATTGATGCAGACTGTGGTCCAACCTTACAC